GCACCGGCTAACGGTGTCGCTATTCGAATTTACAGGGTAACTGATCAAACTGCTCCACCTACTACGTTTTTTGCAGGTTCGTCTATTCGAGCACAAGATTTGAATGATAACTTCCTTCAAACTTTGTATGTTGCTCAAGAAACGGATGCTATTGCTCGTAGTTTGACCACTGGTGATATTGCATTTGGATCAATTACTAGCAACCTTTTGGCTGCTAATTCGGTAAACTCATCTAAAATTGCTAACGACACCATTGTTAACGAAGATGTAAATAGCTCTGCTGCTATTGCTGCTACTAAGCTGAGCTTTACTCAGTCTGGTACTGGCGCTACTGCTAGGACTATTGATAGTAAGCTTAAGGATGTCATCAGCGTCAAAGATTTTGGTGCGGTTGGCGATGGTGTGACGGATGATACGAGTGCGATTCAGGCGGCATTAAACGCTTCCACTAATGTCCATGTACCTACCGGAAACTATGTAATCAGCACTGCTTTAACAGTACCATCAAATACAACTATTTCTGGAAAAGGCACAATTCAAGTAGCGAGTGGTTACACACCTAGCTATCTAATGGTTGTCGGCGCTGGATCTACTGTTTGCGATCTTTTGTTTGATGGTACCAACATGCCATCTCCAACTGGAGCATGGACTGGAGCAGGTGCAGGAACCGCACGTGCCCCTGTCGGCTCTGCCATCTTTATCAATGGAGATTCTGGCAGCGTAATTGCAAATGTAACTCTTGATAGTTTGACATTCTCCAATTTCCGTAGTGGACCAGTCTGTGCTTTTTATGCTGACGGTTTACAAATTAAAGAGTGTAAAGCTAATACCGTGCAAACCTATACCAGCAACGAAACAAATGCTGTGTATCATGTACATAACAGCACTTCTCCTAGCTTTGTCAATTGCTCAATAAATGGGTTTAATTGGAAAGGTTTTTATTTTGCCTATGCAACAAAAGGTAAAATGCTTAACTGTTCGGCAACGGGTGGAGTTGCGGGACATGCAGCACACTATGTAACCTATGGCTCGGACAACGCTATTTCGGCGTGTTCACAAACTGGAGGTTTCGGTTTTAAAGGTACCAATACACAAGATTTAGTTGTTGATGCATATACCAGCATTGACTCTAGCGGGTCGGGTCTTTTTGCGTATTGTTCAAAAAATGTAATTTTTAGCAACTGTATTGTAAAACAGCCTGCTGCTGGAGGTATTCATATAACCGCCGATAGTTCTTATGGTCCCTGCCAAAATATTTTGGTATCTGGCTGTGAAATTACCTATGAAACAGCAGCAACTGGAGTCAATGAAATTGGTGTTTACATTAGCGGTGATGCCACTTACGGCATTGAAGATGTGACGATTATTGGTTGTAAGTTTTGGCAACCATTTTTCGGTGTTCGTGTTTTAAATACTGCTTCTACTACAATTTCTAAACTAAACATTATTAACAGTACGTTCTACCGTCCAATTCAGTACGCTATTCTTGCCTACATTAAATCTGCCTTTATTTCTGGTTGCAATTTTGATTTAAATTCTTTATTTCCGTGTGGGTACCTTGTATCTCAAACTTCCGTAAATGGCGATGAATTAGTAATTACTAACAACCGCTCATTTACTTCGTCTGGTTCCGGTGTTCATTGGGATGTTGCCACTGGCTCTGGTGCTGGTAGCTGCGTATTTTCTAGTATTGCGTTTGCAAACAACATTGCCAACGGCGGGAATGAGTTTATTAAGATTGCTGGAAACAATGCAACAACTGACGCAGTAAACAATATTACTTTAACGGGCAATGTCGGTAACAACATGGCTGCTGCTGATGCAATTTTAATTACTGCAAACGCCACTACGACTACTAACTGCACGACGCTAACAGGAAATGTTCTATCCACTGGTACGGGTCGCAAAAACATTAAAGTAAACAACTCGTCTCAGGTAACTAATAAAGTTGATTCTGGGAATAATGTTAACGCTGTTACTTACGCTTAATCAACTCTATGACTAAAACACGCGACTTAGCCGACCTGGGTGGAGGTTTCATCCAGGCTGGCACCGGTGCAACACAGCGCACCGTTGAAGACAAATTAAAAGATGTGGTGTCGGTAAAGGACTTCGGGGCAGTTGGAGACGGTACGACGGATGATACAAGTGCTATTCAAGCCGCTATTGACTCATCTACGGGACCACTGCAAGTCTTGCTGCCTTCTGGCACTTACAAAACTACCACAACAATTTATCTGCGGAGAAGTGGTGTACGAATTGTAGGGTGTGGCCCAAGTGTCAGCAGCATCAAGTATGTTAATGCATTTGGTGGCATCGCTTTCTCAGGGGATACCAATACCTTTAACTCTACGTCAACATACGAATCATGTGCTCTTGAAAACTTTGAAATTGCATCGTCTGGAGCTTCCACTGATCCCAGTACAGTCGTTGATCTAACTTCATTTAGTTACAGTCACTTCGACATTGAAATACAAAATCAGCGAGTAAATGGCGTCATTTACTACGGCCAAGGTAATGCGGGCACTTCGCCTTATTTCAATCACATTGAAAGCACTAGCTTGTTTGGTGGCTCTGACTACACCCAGACTGCGTTCCAGTTCCGAGCGGGAGCTTGGACTGGCGGCTCTGCAGGCCCAAATGCCAACGTAATTGGACCTATTACACGTGCTGCATCGTTTAGCACGCTAGTAGACCTTCGCACAGGCCAAGGAAACTTATTCAGTAATATCTCGGGCGAGTCTATAGGTGGCACTTATTTTATTCTAGGAGGCACTTCGGCTGCCAGTACTGGCACTTCAACAGGCTCTAACGCCGAAAACACACTTATAGACACTGGCCAATCGTGGGTAACCAACGAATACATTAACGGCGCAGTGCAAATCACAAGTGGCACTGGATCAGGGCAAACGCGGATAATTAAAACCCACACAAACACAACACTGACGCTTCAGGAGCCTTGGGCAGATATTCCAGATGCTACAAGTCAGTATGCAATATTCCCTCTAACCGCTTCCAAGAATAAGTTTGTCAATCTCCGCGGAGAGGGTCTATATTCTCAGAATCCTGATTTTATTTATGCTTTTCCTGGGGCTGATGGTAATGAGTTTGCGCACATGAGTGTAGAATCCTTGGGAACAGGTAAACGCTTGTTTGACAATACTGGTTCCGTAAGAAACTCCTTCTATGGCCCCAACAAAGTGCTCTTTACTCATACTTTTAACACACCCGGAGCCAGCGCAAACGTTAATGCCTTTCCTCGCATTAGTGTGTGGGGTGGATTACCCATTCCGGGAAATTACGTTATTGAGTGGATGCGCGTAAATATAGATTACTTTAACCACGGAGATTCTGCCACGATCACGTTAGACGCAGGTGGAGCGGTAACTGGTGCAGGAAATCAAACGTATGTATTGACCATTCCGGACGGTCAATCTACGGCAGTTGTAATGCCACACGCAGCTCAAAAGCAAGATTTGGAGGGGGCGAATAACAGCTTACACCTAAACCTACAAACTGGCGCTGCATTTGCTGGTACATCTAACGTGATTGTTACTGTTTGCTTAACTTTGGTTCCCAGCTAACCCATGACATCTTTCCTCCTCCCATATAACCACTAACCCACTTTACCCCCTTTTAAAACAATGATCGCACTTATCCGTCCTATTCTTTTCTCGTTCATTCAATCCGAGAAAGTCAAGCGCCTCATCGTTGATCTGCTCCGTAAACTTGCTGAGCAAACCGACAACACTGTCGATGACCAAGCCGTTGACTTTATCGAGCGTGGTCTCTTTGGCGGCTGATGGACTTGGGAGCACCTCCGGTACTGCCGATTCTAAGGCTCCCTGAGCCGCCTCTACTACCCCGTCCGGTACTGGAGGTACCACGAGCTACTTTACCCTCGTACAAGCCGCTTGTAGTGCCTCCTAGTGACCTTCGTGCACCGCCTGGTGTCCAGGGTACGACACCTTCTGAAACTAAGAAGGCTGCACCTAAACCTCCGCCACCTAAACCACCTACTCCGCCACCGCCTCCGGCACAGGTTCGTTACGTTGACGTACCGGGTACAGATTTTACTGTCCCTTTACCAAGTAACGAAATCCTAGCTACGGCTACAACGACAGCTACTGTCTCAGTTGCAGCCACCCTTACAGCTACTGCAGTCTTTAAACGGACAGTTAGCGTCCTTAAACCTATTATTAAGAAACTGCTAACTAAGAAAAATGCACAGAACAAAGAGCTTCATCAATGAGTTCTTTAGTGAAATTGTTAAGGCACTTGTGCTCGTGTGGAGTGCTGGTGTATTGACAGCTTCCTACATGGGAATGTTGCAGAAGATGGACCCCACGTTCGTTGCTTCGTTGCTGTCTGGCACTCTTGCATCGTATGGGATCAGTCGGATGGACACCAAGAAAACTACGGAGCCACCTAAATGAAAAAGCTATTTTTATTGCTGTTGTTGGCTTCCCCTGCAGCAGCTCAAACTGTTACCCCACAGTTCACCCAGGGGTCAATGCAATCCACTACTACCACCACCCAAACCATTACGGAGACCGTTGCAACTGAGGTGTACGGTGGTGCATACTCATCATGGTCTGGAACAAATGTAACCCCAAGCGGGGATATTACCGACTCCGCAACTACTTGGTCGGTTCACACAGCTGGCGAACAGTTTCAACTGGAGACTGTGACAAGAGCAGCAGGAATTGTAGAGACAACCGATATTACTCGTACTATCAACACGTCTGCTACGGTTACCTCGCTTTCTGTCTTCTCGCAATAGCT